TATTGGTGGAACTATAGCAGCAGACGTGCTATCAGTAACATCAGCTACTGGTGCAACAACAGTAACAACTGTAGCACTTGCATAATAAATAAGACCTTGAGGGCAAGGAAACTTGCCCTCATACTAAATAATTTATGGCAACTACTAATATAGACATTTGTGCAAGAGCATTAATATTAATAGGAGCACAACCAATTTCTTCATTTTCTGATGGCAGCACAGAAGCATTAGTTGCATCTAATATTTATGACGATGTACTAGAAGCTGCACTTACAAGACACAGATGGAATTTTGCAACTACCCAAAAACAACTTTCATTACTTGCTAGTCAACCAGCAGGCAAATTTGATTATGCATATCAAATGCCAACAGATCCTGCTGTATTACAAATAGTTACAATAACTGTTAACGATTATGTTATTCCTTATGATAGATATAGAAATTATATTTATGTAGATAATTATGGATCTAATAGTAATTTAATTATGGATTATATTTACAAAGTTGATGAACAATATTTTCCACCATATTTTAAATTAGCATTAGAATATAATTTAGCTTCTTTGTTTGCTGGTTCTGTAGCTAGAGATGCAAGTTTAATATCACAATTTGCTGAACTTGCTGAAAGACAATATCTAAGAGCAAAACATATAGATGCTACTGAAGCAACAAACAAAAAACTTGATACAAGCCGATACATTAACCTAAGACAGTCAACTAGAAGTAGTCAATGATAAATGGCAAAAGTTTTAAGACAGACACAAACAAATTTTTCTGCTGGTGAAATTAATCCTTTATTAGCCACAAGAACAGATTCTAAAGCATATTACGAAGGAGCAAAACAATGTCGTAATTTTGCCTTATTAGCTGAAGGTGGAATAATGAGAAGACCTGGCTTAGTTTATAAACAAAGCTTAGTAGGTGAAACAAGAATTGTTCCATTTGTATTTTCTGAAGATGAATTAGCTATACTTGCTTTTTCAAATAATAGATTAGATGTTTACGGAATTGACGGTGCTGTTATTCAGTCTAATATTACAACTAATTGTAATTGGACTACAGCTCAATTATTTGAATTAAACTATGCTCAGTTTGGTGATACAGTTTATATTTGTCATAGAAACAATCCAATAAGAAAAATTTTTAGAACTTCAGCAACAACATTTACAGTTAATACATTTGAATTTGCAACTGATGAAGATGTTGTAGTATCTGGAGCTTATAAAACTCATGCTCCATTTTATAAATATGAATTAGCATCAACTACAGTAAGTATAAATACAGCAGCTACAGGAACTGGAAGAATTGTTACATCTAGTGTTGCAGTATTTGATGCAAACTATGTTGGTCATTATTTAAAAATAGATGGATCTCAGGTTAAAATAACTGGATATACATCTCCTACAGAAGTTGTAGTTACTGTTATTGAAACTATTGCTGGTGGTACTGGCCCTCATTTTGATTGGGAAGAAGAAACAATTTCACCTAAACGTGGATATCCTCAAGCTGTTTCTTTCCATGATAATAGATTGTGGTTTGGTGGTTTAAAATCTAGACCAGCTGGTTTGTTAGCTTCTCATGTATCAGAATTTTTAGATTTTGATGTACATGATTCAGGTGCAACTGATGCTATAGATGTTGATATTACTGGAGATCAGGTTAATGAAATAAGACACATTGTTTCATCTAAAAACTTACAAATTTTTACAGATGGTGGTGAATATTATATACCAGCTTCTTCAGATACCTCGGCTATTACACCGTCTAACATTACTGTTAGAAGACAAACTCCATATGGAATAAATAGAACTAGACCATTGCTATTTGATAATGCAAGTATGTTTTGTCAAAAAAATGGAAAAACAATTAGAGAGTTTGTTTATTCTGATATTGAAGATGGTTATAAATCTACATCTGTTTCTATTTTAGCAGCACATCTTATTGACAGTCCAAAACAAGCAACTGTACTTACAGGTAATTTTACTCAGCCAGAACCATCTGGTTTTTTCCTAAATAATGGTACTACATTAAAAGGTACATTAGCTGTATTTCATTCTGTTCGAGATGAAAAAATAGCTGGTTGGAGTTTATGGAGCACAAGAAGTAATGATGAATTTTATTCTATAACTGCAATCAATGAATATTTATTTGCTGTTTGTAAAAGAACATTAAATGGATCTACTGTATATACATTAGAAAAATTTGCAGATGATGATTCTGAAACTTTAGATTGCCAAACTTTAACTACATTAAATCAAAGAGGATCTCCATTAGTTAATGGTGGATCCCAAACTGGATCATCTTTATTAGTAGATGGTTTAACTTCTGATCCTAAAATAAACGAAGTATTTACTATAAGTGGTAATGCTACAGAATATACAATTCAATCTGTAACTAATAATGGTTCTGGTAATTATCAGTTATATCTTGATAAAACATTAGCAGCATCTCCAGCAGATAATGCAGTAATTACATTTCAAAAAGGTTTTTTACACAATGTAAGTTCTATTTATGGTCAACAAGAAATTAATGCAGTATATGGAAATTCTTCATTAGGTTCATTTACAATTAATGCTAGTAATCAAATAACACTAATAAATGCACCAAGACCTAGTAATGTTAAAATAGGATTTAATTATATACCTACTGTAGAAACTATGCCTGTAGATAGAGAATTACCAAATGGGCCACTTACTGCTTCACCAAGACGTATATCAAAAGCATACATAGATATTTATAATTCATTAAACTTGACAGTTAAAGCTGCTGATCGTACATCTAAAAAACTAGTAATTACGCAATTAGGTTTTAATATTGGAAGCGATTTAGAAAAAGTGAGTGGAAAAAAAGAATTTAATTTTTTAGGTTATGGCAATAATCCAACTTTAACAATTTCTCAAAGTGATCCTTTACCTTTGAAAATATTAGGAATAGCAATGGAGATAGTTTTCGCATGAGTGCAGATCCAGTTACATTGGCAATTATTTCAGGTACAATTTCTGCTGTATCTGGTTATGCTCAAGTTCAATCAGCTAAAGCACAAGGTAAAGCACAAGCTGCTGAATATGAAAGACAACGAAAAATGAATGCATTAAATGCATTGCAAGAAGAAAATAGACGTAATGAACAAGCTAAAAGAGATAAACAAAATAATTTAGCAATATTTGCATCTACTGGATTTGATCCTGATTCAAGATCATTTTTAGCTGTTAATGATGAAGTTGATAGAATTGCAGCAAAAGATATTACTAATATAAGATTAAATAAACTTTCTACTGAATCTCAATTATCAACAGCAAGTTATATAAGTAAAGTACAAACACAATCTAAAGTAGTTGGTGGTTATTTATCAGCAGCTAAAGGTATAACAACAGCTTATGGTAATTACACATTATACAAAGATCCAAAATCAACTAGTAAATTTTTTACTGATGACGAAAGCGACAAATACTAATGCCAGTTACTAAAGGACAATATACTGTTGGATTAAAACAAGGTGGTATTACAATACCAGATATTAAATCACCATTAGAAACTGTTGCAGAAGGTGCACAAAGTATAGCTAAAACATTTTTTGATGTAGCTGTAAAAAAACAAGAAGTTAATTTTATTAATTCATTTACTGATGATGTTTCTAAAAATTTTGAAAAATTTAACAATGATTACAAATATGATCCAGTTAAAATGCGTGAACAAGTTGAAAATTATGGAAAAGTTAAATTACAAAATATACCATTAGCTTTTAAAGAATACGCAACTAAATATTTAGCAAGTAAAAACGCAACAGCTATTACTTATGCAACAAATAATAAAATTAAATTAGATGATGAAAATTTAAAAATTGGAGCAGAAATAAATAAAGTTAATTTTAATAATAATATAAATACAAACATTGATGTAATTTTATCTCAACCTGGTGTTCCTGGAAATATTAAAGCAAATAATGTTTTATTAAATTTTAATGATAAAGATGCAGATTCAATAAACAATCATTTTGGACAATTATTTCAAGCAGACCCTTTAAATAAATCAACTCATTATAAAGATTACCAATCTACATTAGAAGATACATCAGCTGTTTTATTAGCAAGCAGAATGAGAGCTTATAATGATTCAAGTAAAGCATTTAAAGAAAGTGAAAAATTTTTAAAAGACGGTAAATTATTTTCTAATATTAAAGATTTAAAATTAAAAAATACATCTGCTGATATTGAACGATATTCTAGTAATATGGTTAACAGAACTAAAATTGCTAAAAAAGCATTAGAAATATATTCAGCTACAAGATCTAAAACAATTGATCAATTAAGAACAGATTCAAAAACTGATACAAATTTAAAAATTAAAGCAGCACAGAATTTTGAACCTGGCTCAGTTAGTCATATGGGTACTATTAGAAATACCATTACTAATTATTCTAATATAAATGAACTTGCAGATAATTTATTTCCTGATGCTACTAGTGCTCAAATCACAGATACTATTATTCCATTATTAAATAATAATAAAAAAAGATATAATTTAGTTAAAGATGTTATTAATCAAAAAACAAACGCAATTAGTAATTTAGAAGAAAAAGACAAAAATCAATTAGCCAATGATTTATTAGCTTATTATAACATAAATGATATAAATGTTTTATCTGATCCAAATAATAAAGACGCAGCAACTGTAGTAGATTTAATAAGTAAATTAAATTACATACCATCTAAAGTTAAATCTTTTTTATCTACTGATGGATTTAATTATCAATCTGAAAATTTTAAAAATGATTTTATTAATAAATCATATGTTTATAAAAGATTATCTGAAAAAGGTGGAATTGATTTAGGAGAAGATAGCGGTTTATATGAAGTAGCAGAATCTGGTGCTTGGGAAACTTTAAGCAATAAAGAACTTTCAGATAGAATTTTAAATTGGAAAAATAATAAAAAACCAATTAACGAAACTATTGATAAAATTAATAAATCGCTAACAGATAATGAAGATAAATTTGATGATTTAATAAAATCTGAATTAACAGATATGGAAGGGCCAAAATGGTTTGGTACTGTTGCTGGAAAATTTGTATTAGATGAAGTTTTAAGTAAAGTAGGATTAGGAAATATAATTGAAACAAGAGGTGAAAAAGAACAAAAATTAGATATTGGTGTTATATCATCTAGTAATGTTAATATTTTGCCAAGACCATTTATTAATTATTCTTATAACCCAGAAGTAATAGCAAAAGTTAAACAACTAACAAAAGAAAATTTTGCTAATTTAAATCCTACTTCTAATAATTTAGATATTACGCATGAAGATAATAAAAAATTTTTTGATATAGCTTTAAGAAAAACTATTAAACAATTAAAACAACAAAAATATGGATTTACCAAACATGGTGCAAATTATAATTTAGATAATAAAGTGTCGTATGAAAAAAATGCTTTTGAATTACATCATCCAGAAATTAGTCTTAAAGAAATACAATTAGAAACACTTGCCAATGTTAATGCCTGGGCATCTAGTATTAATAAAAAAGAATTACCTCAATATTTAGGAAGTGATTTAAATGGAAATCCATATACATTAGAAGATTTAAGAGGTCATATTTTAACAAATGACAATGCTATTATTTTAAGACCAGTTAAAGGAACTAAAGATGATTTCGGAAGACCAAGATTTTCATTAGCAATTAAAAATCCAAATGGTGAAATAATACAAATCTCTAAAGAAAATGAATATTTTTCTGCTTCAGATAGTTGGGCTAGAATACCAAATACAAATCTTCCAGCTACTATGGAAAACATTAAAATCTTTGCTGCTAAAGAAGCATTAAATAATTTTAAAAAAAATTATTTTCATTTATTTAGTGATCCATTAAATGCTACTACAATATCAAATCCAACTCTTGCATATATAATATCTTCAAATGAAAAACAACGTTAAAAGAACGAACACTACAAATAGTCTCCGTATCAATTCCGATAGTTTTTTGAAGTCTGTTATTTTATCATTTATACTCTTAGATTAACTGAGTTGGTGAAACCATGAATAAATCTAAAAGTATAATTGGGGAATTTGGATATCGTCTCATTCCAATAGAGCGATATAAGACTAAGAAAGGAAAAATAATTGCAACATATTGGAAAACAGTCAAATTTGAATGGAAACATAATTAAGTATTTTATTTCCATTTTCTTTAATTATTTCTAATAGAAATTTTTATTATACTCAAATCAT